GCCGAGCGCTGGAGGATCAGCATGGCCGACGGTATGCCCTTTGCAGTGGCCGGCATCTGGCGGGCATGGCAGGAGGAGCAGGGCTACACCTTCAGCTTCTCCCAGCTCACCATCAATGCCGACACGCACCCGCTGCTGCGGCGAATGCACAAGCCAGGGGACGAGAAGCGTAGCCTGGTCATTGTGTCGCCGGATGACTACGACACCTGGCTGGGATGCAAGGACCCTGAACTGGCGCGAACCTACTTGGTGCAGCAGCATGCTGAGCGGTTGATGGGAGGGCCGGAACCAGTCCGAGGTAGACAAGCATGATACTGTTTTTTTGTACAGTATGGAAAGAGCTTTGTCGTCCGTGATGGGTGTCGTTTGGGGTTTCTCTGGTTTCCCAAGTAGCCTGCCTACCCATTAAAATCATTTTAGCGGCTAAATATGTCTTGTTGTGACAAACCCTGCTTCTGTATCGATAAGACATTTTTCAAATACTATTAAAGCAATGAATAGATGTTTTAGACGACGACAGGCTGGTGATCGGTTGGTATCGTTAAAGTGTTTAAACAGCCACATCGCTTAAACTCTTTTTCGTGGGGGATGATGTTAGTCTTAAAATCATTTTTAAGCATCTGCCAATGGTTGATTTAGGTGCACATGAACACCATGGCAATCAATATTTAAAATCTGATACTGCACAACCAACCATGATTATTTGATTTTGTGATGATATCATCATGTCAGCCCCACAAAAGTAGATAGCCTGTTGAAGTCAGGCGGCATGCAGGCTCTGAGGTAGTTGAAGTGTCAGTGGGGTTCAATTGGAGCTTTATCTGTCCGGCTCCGGCCTTCATCAAGATTGCAGTCTTGATGGGTAATCAGCCTTAAAGCCTTTAATGTAGCCGTGTTGACGTCAGCGAACAGTTACCATGGTTTGATGCGATGGGTAAGGCCAGTTAGGTCGACCATGATGTAGCGGACGGTGGCAATGTTTATATCATGTATCAAAACCATTGTTATCGAATAAGAGCCATGGGTCATCAATGCAGGATGGATAGATATTTCACGTATTGCTTTTCCATATTACGTAAAATCAAGTTCATAAATTTCTTAACTAGAATCTACAGTCAGTAGAAAAGTGCTACAAAAAGTAGTTTTGTTCTGGCTGGACATATTTGTGCGTGTGAGCTTCTTAAAAAAAGTTTTTATCGAAAATGATTGACAGGATTAATTTATAATCTGTAGATTATCAGCATTGGCAGCTCCTGCCTAATAACTGACGCATTCAATTTTAATCCGAGCAGGTGATGCCGGAGGCCCGTTATTATGTTGATGACTGAATATCCTCTCCGCTATTGGCAGGAGAGAGGGGTTTATACATCCCTAAATCGCGAGGAAGCTTTTATGGAGTTCAAGCTTTTCCAACTGCTTGGGGCTGGTAACTCTGCTCTCATGATGATGATCCTGGCACAGGAGCGGGATGGTCGTGATATGGGGGCATGCAGGGCGGAGCTGGTGGCACTGCAGCAAATTGCGTGCATGAGCGGGGTTGGTGGGGTGTTGGTGTTGACAGATAGGCTTTTGCCTAGGAGGCGTGATGGGAGTCAGAATAGGGTCAGTGGCAGCAGTGGCGGCAGTGCTTGGATATTTGATATGGCTATTGGCCAGTGGCGGCGCACTGTGGGGGGGAGGTAATCTCAACGCGAGGCGGGCTCAGGTTGTAATGTGCGTGCAGGGGTTGGATGGCTACCTACCAAGGGGTCTGGCTGAACAGTGTGCCGTGCTGTTTACAGATCCCGTAGGGTTGATCACGCGGACAAACAGTGGTCACGCAAAATTGATCGATGTGCAGGTCAGTCGCTATGACGTCATGATGTTGCACAGGGCTGTCGTGTCCGATGCTCCTGAGAAACTGGCGGGCCATACCGTGTTCAATGTGTGGTGGGATGGTTTGCCTATTGGTGGCGGTTGACAATCGAGAGCAATTTTGTGTAGTTTTATTTCTAATGATGGAGGACTGCACCCGAAAGGGTGTGGTCCTTTTTTATTTCCCCTTCCAAACCTCGGCCTTGCCGGGGTTTTTTCATTTCTGAGTCCCTGCGGGGTGGTGGGTATGCAGATGCCTGATAAAGACCTGGGTCTGTTGGCTTGGCTGCTGGCGTGGGCCGACACTCACTGGCCCGCGCTGTATGGCTTCATTCTGTCCGTGGTGATCTCCTGGCTGCGGGTGACTTACTCCGGCGGCGGCGTTCGACAGCGGCTACTCGAGTCGTTGCTGTGTGGCGCCATTTCCCTCTCGGTGATGTCTGGGATGGAGCTGTTCGGGATTGCGGCCACCGCATCCGGGTTTGTCGGCGGTTCGATCGGGTTCCTCGGGGTCGAGAAGATCCGTGAGTTTGCCGGTCGCGTGCTGGATAGGAGGTTTGGCAATGGTCCGAGTTGAGCGCACATCACCGCACGGCATCAGCCTTATGCACTACTTCGAGACCTGCAAGTTGAGGGCCTACCCAGACCCTGGCAGCAAGAATGGGGAGCCGTGGACTATCGGGTGGGGGCACACAGGGCCAGAGGTGAAGCCCGGGTTGGAGTGGACGCAGCAACAGGCTGACAGCGCGTTCGTTGATGACCTCCGCCGCTTTGAGCGTGATGTGTTGTCGCTGGTCAAGGTTCCACTGACTCAAGGCCAGTTCGATGCGCTGGTGTCGTTCGCCTACAACGTCGGTTCTGATATCGATGCTGACACCATCCCGGAAGGGTTGGGAGATTCCACGCTGCTGCGCAAGCTGAACACCGGTGATTACGATGGTGCAGCCCGTGAGTTTCGGAAGTGGAACAAGAACGATGGCAAGGTGATGCGCGGGCTGACCCGCCGGCGTGTTGCAGAGGAATGTCTGTTCAGGGGTATGGATGCCGCTGCGGCCATCAAAAATGGGGTGGCTGCAGCATGAACCCCGTCAGGCAGTTCCTCGATGCGCATCCCGTGGCATGGTTCTTCGCTCGCCTGACCGCGGTAGCGCTGCTGGTGTGGTGGATTCATCACTCAGGCTACAGCTCCGGAGCTCATGACAAGGGGCTTGAGTGGTCAGAGAAATGGAACAAACAGGCGGCCGAACTGGCCACTGCACGAGCTGATGCGGTAACCGCTGCGCGAGAGGTTGAACAGCGTCGCCAAGCGGACATAGAGAAGGTGAGACAGGATGCAGAACAAGAGATTGCCCGGGCTGAGAGTGACGCTGCTGCTGCCAGTGCTGTTGCTGCTGGGTTGCACGAGCAAGCCCGCCGCTTGGCAGCACGAGCAAATCAGTGCGCCAGCCATACCGGCTCTGCCCAGCCAGGCGAAACAGCCAGACAGCCCGCCGTGGTGCTCGCCGACCTGCTCAGCCGGGCTGATGCGCGAGCGGGAGAGTTGGCAAGAGCGTATGACCGAGCTCGAGCATCCGGTCTGGCCTGCGAAAGAGCCTACCACTCCCTGATTTCCCAGCAGTAACCGCATCGCCGCACCGGATCACTCTCCCATCTGGCGGGTCGTCCCGCGTTAATGTGTGCCGGTGCGGCACCAACCAGGTAGCAGCCATGCCTCTACGAGTTCCCAAGGTGTGCAGAGAGCGCACCTGTCATCAGTTGACCACCGAGCGGCATGGCTACTGCCCAGCCCATATACATCTGCTCGATGGGTGGAAGACGGTGGCCAAGGTCAGCGCCGATGATCGCGGCTATGACTGGGCGTGGCGCAAGCGACGCAAGCGGATACTGGAGAGGGACAAGTACCTGTGCCAGGTGTGCCTTGCCTTGGGCATCGTGACACCAGCGACTCAGGTCGATCACATCGTCAACAAGGCCGCTGGCGGCACCGATAATGACGATAACCTGCAGAGCATCTGCGACCCTTGCCACGCCACCAAGACGCGGGCAGAGGCGCTGGCAGCCCGCCGGGCGGGGCTGGGGAGGGGGTAGGGGGGATCAAATCCTCCCAGCTTTTCGACCTCACCACTGCTCCGCCCCGTGAAATTTTTATACCCGCGAAATTAAAAATTTAAATGGAGGGCGCGATGGGCGGTGCAGCTAC